TTATTTAATGGCTACTAGAAGTTCACCTTATGCTAAAACGCCAATCGTTGACGACTACAGAGATATTATATCTATGCCTATCATAGGTAAAGATGACAACGATGAATATTACACAATAGAATCAAAATTTGACCGAAGGCCTGATCTATTAGCTTATCATCTTTATGGTAACACTAGATTGTGGTGGGTTTTTGCAAAAAGAAACATGAATGAAATAAAAGACCCTATTAAAGATTTTCGTGCTGGAACAACAATAAGACTCCCTAGTAGAGAGTCGTTGTCTGGCATAAATGTTTAATAAATTAAAGAAGTGTAAAAATGGAAAATAATTTTTGGAATCTAATTAAAGACGGTACAGATATCAATCCAAATGTATTGCATGATTATGAAAACGTAACTTACGATATTACGTTAGCTATGACTACGACAGCAGTCACAAAAAGATGGATGGATTACGAAAGATCAAAAGACGAAGTTCCATATGACATTAATGATCTTAGCAACAAGTCAATATTCGAAGATGAAGTTATTATACTGGCGCAGACAGCAGGAACAGTCGCACAAATAACAAGACTAGATATAGAAGGAACAACATCTCCAAACCAAATTACAAACTTGACTTTTTCATCAAATTTTCGAATGGCAGTGACACAACCTTTAGGCGGAAGTTTTTTAAGAAACATTTATAAGTCAGCAACTTTATTAGATATAAAGAATCACTATAGTCATCCATATTTCTTACAGGTTTATTTAAAAGGTAGAGCCAAAGATGGATCTGCACCAGTGCAAGAAATACCTGGAACTAAAAGAGTCTATGCAATTTACATAAGCAACATAACATATAGAGTAGAACTAGGTGCTGTACTGTTTGATATAACAGCTATCAGAGCCACAGATTTAGGTAAAGCTGATGATCATATGTTGGTACAAGACATGGACATCACAGAACCAATTCCTTCTTTCAAAGAGTTTTTAAGAATATTCAAAGAAAAATTACACGAACAAGAAAGACACTATTTGGGTCAATCAAAATTAATATTAGATCAATATGATTTTGAAGTCATAGGACCATGGAAGGGTGGAAACACAAACGAAAAAGATAAAAATAGAGCTGATCAATTTTTAGACAGTCCAATACAAGATGACATCAATGCCACACAGCTACAAAACATGGGTACGGATACTGGAACTGTTACATTTTCTATAAACAAAAATACTAGCATAAGAGAAATACTTGAAAAAATAATATCTAGAAACGTGTTTGCACAAAAAGAAATAACAGGTATTAGAGACAACTTACATAAAGCATTTTCAACACAAAATTGGGAAGACGTGAACTTAGGTAAACTACTTCCAATGATGACCTGTCATCATGAATTATTACGATACGATCCTTTGCGTAGAGACTATGCAAAAAAGTTCACATGGAGAATACACCTAGCGGATTACAACACTGTGTCAAGTGCAGTGAGAGATGAGCTGACACCATCTGAAGAATATTCAAAATTACGTGCAGAAACTATGAGAACTAAAAAACATATTGTGAAAAGATACGACTATTACAATACTGGTATGAACTTAGATGTTTTAAACTTTGATATCAATTTTAATTTCCAATATGTATATGGATTAGATACTGTAGTTGGTTTGTACAACAGATATGGCGATGCATTATCAACTAAAACAAGTGCAGAGTTTGATAGCAGTCAAAAATTTCAACAACTAGCAAAACAAGGTGCTATCAATCAAGCATATCAAAGCAGTGGTGCAAAGACAGGTAGCAGTGATTTTAAAACATTGACGCTAAGAAGACAGACATTAGAATTAGTGCAAGAAGCATATACAAATTTTGAAGTTGAAGCAGATTCAAACAGTTTAGAAGCTTACAATCAACTAGTCGAATCGTATAATGAAGATATCAAAAATTACGATAGGTCAAATTTAAATCCAAATGAAAATACAATGATTGATAGTTTATCAAGCATTGACAGTAAAAGTTATTTAGGTAATCAAGTTGTCAACACTTATGCAGACGCTGGTCAGGAGTTCCGAAAGGTTGGTAAGACATCATGGATGTCTATGGATCAAACACTTGCAGAAAAAATAGAAGATAAAAGATATATCACAGCGGCACAAATAAACGGTACACAATTTCCAGTACAATTTTATGAAAGATATTTCCAACCTGAAACAGAAGGTATTACTGAAGTAGGTGCAGGAAGTGAATTTCAAACTGTAATTAGAAATGCCAAAGTAGGTAGTGCTGAAATGGTCAAAGCAGAGCTAGACATTATTGGAGATACTTACTGGTTAGACAAACCAGAACAAAGTGCAAAAATGGACGATCCTGAAGCATTCAATCCTAAAAGAGAAAACGTAGTATTATTTGTTTCCAGAGTAGGATCTGAAAAACTAAAATCAGCATCTGAAGGAGCAATGGGAGATTTACCGGAAGCAATGAGACAACAATCTGATGAATTTATAACAGCATTGTACAGAGTTTGGAAAATCGATCATACATTTGAAAATGGACAGTTCACTACAAAATTACATATGGTAAGAGATACTATTACTGACTTAGGGCTAGTAATGGGAGATCCAATACCTGAACCTGAAGAAAAACCTGTGATTGATAATAGTCAATCAATGAAAACAAAAATCGAAGAAAGAACAAACGTAGAAAACAGCGATGGTTCAATAACATCACAAAAAGATATGACAGGTGATATTTCAAAACTGTCTGACAGAGAAGCTATAGAATATGCAGATGCTAATCTAGTAGGAAAAGAAGTAAGCAAATTTACAGAAGCAGAATACAATCTAGTTGCAAGAGATAATGTTATGGCGAGATACAGCGAAGACGAAAACGGTCTTTTATCTATAGCATCATCAGATAAAGACTTATTTAAAGGACTTAAATAATAACAATGTCAAATAAAATAGAAAGCTCAACATCATTATACAATAAAAAGTTTGATACCAAACAGGTAAAACTTAATACCATACAAATTGGTGAAGTCATGGAAGTTATTGATAATGCCAGAATGGGTCGTTTAAAAGTTTTCTTATATGGATCACAAGCCGACAAAACAGATGCCAGTAAATGGAAAACTGTTCTGTGGAGTTCGCCATTTGCAGGAACAACACCACAAAGCGGTTTAGTTAAAGGTAAAGCTGAAATTGAAAATTCTTATTCTGCTACACAAAAAAGTTATGGTATGTGGATGACACCTCCTGATGTGGGTAATCTAGTTATTGTAGCATTTATTAACGGAGATCAAAACAATGGTGTTTGTTTAGGTTGCTTATTTCAACCAGGTATGAATCATATGTTACCTGGCATAGCCAAAGGTGCAACGTTCGGCAAAGATGCTCCTGTGGTTCCTGTAGCTGAACATAACAGAGCAGGATCAGAAGTAGATGACTTGCTAGACTTATTCCATACAGAAGCAGGTAAACCTGTTGACGGTGTACGTAGAGCAAAACATGAACCTTTATACAAAGGACTTACTACACAAGGATTAGAAAACGATAACATTAGAGGATTAACTGACAGTACAGCAAGAAGAGAAACACCTAGTAAAGTGTTTGGTATATTAACACCAGGCGGTCATCAGTTTGTAATGGACGACGGCAGTCAAAATTACGTAAGATTAAGAACCGTTGGCGGATCACAAATTTTACTTGATGATTCTAACAGCACTGTATATGTTGTGAACAGCAAAGGCACAGGTTGGGTTGAAATTTCTCAATCAGGTAAAATTGAAATGTGGGGTGCTGATTCTATATCAGTTAGATCTGAAAAAGATATAAATTTTAGAGCAGATAGAGATATTAATATTGAATCAGGTAGAAACATCAACATTAAAACACACAGCACTAAATCAACTACACCAGAAACACAACCAAAATCAACTGTAGATTTAGATGATGTACTTGGTACTTTACATATTGATGTTGCTGGTGAAATTAAATTAAAAGCCGGTGAAGATATTAGTACTACTACTGCTAAGAATACAAATGTGTATTCAGGAGAAGATTTGAAATTAACACAGGTAGGATCATCAAATATTAATAGTGGTGTTAGTCACAAAGAAACTGCCAATAACGGTGCAGGTAGAATTGACATGAACTCAGCAGGTCAAGTAGCTCTCAAAACAACAGCAATTTCTGGAATATCATTAAAAGTAGATAGTGAAGGTAATTTGTTGTATACAAATATTTTAGAAACTAGATCAGGTAGTGCATTGAATTCCCCTAGACATACTGAAACTAAAAGAGGTTCAATATTGACAAGATTCCCAACCAGAGAACCTTATCCAGATCACGAAAGTAAAAATTTGGCTAATCAGTCATAAAAAAAGGCGCCTATTAGACGCCTTTAAGTTTTAAGAATATTTTTTTATTATTCTGTCGGTGTAGCTTCGCTACCCGGTAGCATTGGTGCATCACCCATAATTAACCAAGCGGCAATTAAAAGTACTGCTATACCAACCCATGTCCATTTGTTTTTGAAAAATTTCATATTATACTCCTTGTGAGAAAGGCCGCCTAGGGCGACCTTTTAGATTTTACTTAGATTTGTAAATGTGATATAAAACCCAAATTGCTACTAATCCAACTAAACCTTGTGCGGAAAAGCCTGCAATGATTGATTGTACATTTCCAATTACTGAAATGTCTGGCCAAAAAGGAATGCCTTGGCCTGTAAAAAGAACTTCTAGGACAATTCCTAGAGCTATTAAAGAAACACCGACATCTGCTAAAGCTGACGCCCATGATTTTATTTTGTTAATAATATCCATGTTATGGACCTCCTAACTAAATTGTGTTCGTATTATTTAAACACATTGTTTGTGGTTAACAATGCTGTTAACCAACTTATAAGCAATAAAAACTGTTTATAAGTCAAAAAAAAAGGCGCCGAAGCGCCTTTTTCCATAGTGTTAATTGTCTTAATTATGCGTTAGCATTGATTACAGTTTTACCTGTACCAGACAATAACTCAATTACAGAGTTTTTGATTTGTTTCGCAGTTTCGTACGAACCAGTACCAATTACTCTTACATTGAAATCATAACCTTTAGATACTAGATCAGTTGTTGGAGTTGATCTTTTCATCTTTAGGTTTTTGAACTTGATAACACCGCCATTGATGTTACCTGAGTTATCTGTTGCATTTTTAGCCTCATCTAGGAATACGCCAACTTTATTGTTAACTCTACCTTTTGAGAACTCTCTAGTGTATACAACGTATTGTTTTGTTCTTGCCATATCTTTGTTACCTCCGAGATATTTTATTAACGTTTTAAACATAACATCCTTATAATATACTAGTATTCAATTAATGTCAACCGGTAATTGCATTTTTCTTTCCAACTATCAGTCTTTTTCGATTTTAATACCAGCATTACGGAATATTATATCAGGAAATCGCATGATATCGTCCTTGATCTCATACATTTTTAAAGCCACATCATGATCATCATACCATAACTCGTCTGAAAGTTTCTTATTATAGGCTTCAGTAATTACGTCCAGAAGTTGGATAGCTTGTTTCCTATCCATGTACCACCAGTCTTTTCCGCTGGAAAAGTTTTTGATCTGATTGCTCATATACCTATAGTATATGATCAGCCACCTTTAAGTCAACCAATTGTTTTGCCGTGAAGTATTGATCAGAAGGATTATTGAATTTTTTACGCACATCTGCCAATGAGTAGCCAGTTGCATCACGTAATATTTGGAAACATCTTTGTTCGACGTGTACATTTTCTTTCATTGAAGCTCTTAGATCATGCATTTTGGATTCTATAGCATCAGAATGTTGATGATTCATTATACCAGTATTCTTACCAACGTATCTGAGTCCTTTGGCTCCACTGGCTAGGATCATTAATGCCGCACTCATAATACAACCAATACCAATTGTACTGATTTTATGATAACTGTTTTTCATTACGTCTATCAGTGCAAACATCTGATAAACGTCACCACCGTATGAATTGATGTACAAAGTGAGTGTTCTTTTTGGCTTCTTTTTTAGATTAGAGTGTAATATCCATTTGATAGCTTGAGCCACATTATCTTCGGCTATATCTCCGTAGAGATAGTGTACGTCATTCTCTAATAAGGATACGTCTATCCTATCTTCACTCGTAAAATTTTCAAATTTTGAAGCCATAATCTTTCTTATTTTGTGTTTTAAGATATTTATCTTGATATTTAGATATATAATTAAAACAGCATATAAATTCAACAATAAATATCTGTAGAGTAAAAGATTATGGCATACAGTACAACAACTAGTAATAACAGTAATTCTGCTTCATCACAGAGCAGTCAATTGAGAGCCGGAACCTACAAAGGTTTTAGTACTCTTTCTGGTGGAAAAACTAATCAGCTGTATGACGTTGAATTGATCAAACAAGATTTAATCAATCATTTTTACACAAGAAAAGGCGAAAGAGTTATGAATCCTGAATTTGGTTCAATAATTTGGGATATGTTATACGAACCATTAGATGATGCAAACAAGGAAATCATCATAGAAGATTGTCACAGAATTATCAGCAGTGATCCAAGAGTTGAATTAGATAGATCTAATGTAATGGAAGCTGAAAACGGATTAAGAATTGAAGTAGGTATAACAGTGATGCCATTTAACCAACAAGCAACAATGCAACTACTATTTGAAAGAGAAACAATATAATGAGTCAAATACAAAGACAGGATAATTTATTCTCAGCAGAAGATTGGAAAACAATTTACAGAAGTTTCACTCAGGCTGATTTCACATCATACGATTACGATTCTATAAGAACAAGTATGTTAAACTATATTCAAACTAACTATCCTGAAGACTTTAATGATTACATTCAGTCAAGTGAATTTATTGCTATCATTGATTTGCTTTCATACCTTGGTCAAAGTTTAGCATTTAGAACAGATTTAAATTCAAGAGAAAACTTTTTTGATACTGCTGAAAGAAGAGACAGTATTATTAGACTCGCAAAACTTGTAAACTACACACCAAAGAGAAATGTACCAGCAAGAGGTTTATTAAAAGTAACTAAAGTTCGTACCAATGAACCTTTAGTTGATTCAGAAGGAACTAATTTATCAAATACAAGTGTGTCATGGAATGATCCAAACAACACAGAATGGTATGACCAATGGTTACAGATTTGTAACAGTGCATTCAACAGCACTAACCAATTTGGTGATCCAGTTAAGAGTGGCACAGTAAATGGCGTGTCTTCAGAAATTTATAACATCAACAGCACAAGCGATCAATCTGTAGTAAAAAATATTAGTGCATCAGTTGATGGTGTAACAACATCGATAGATGTTGTAAAATCAGATATTCACTCAGACAGTTACTTTTATGAAAAAGATCCAGACCAGTCAGAGGCGTACAACTTAATTTACAAAAATGATAATCAAGGTTTCTCAAGTAACAACACAGGCTTCTTTGCTTATTTTAAAGAAGGTGAACTAGGATATGAAGATGTAACATTTGAAACTCCTGCACCAAATAGAACTGTTGATATTTCTTTGAGCAACATTAATGACCTTGATGTGTTTGTACAAAAAGTTTCTACAAGCGGTGGAGTTTTAGAAAAATGGAAAAAAGTTCCTAGCTTGTTTGGACAAAATACAATTTATAATAGTTTAGCATTGACTGACACAAAAATCTTTAGTGTACAATCTAGAAACAATGACCAAGTTACAGTAAACTTCAGTGATGGTAATTTTGGTACAGCACCAAAAGGTAATTTTAGAATTTGGCACAGAAGAAGTGCAGGACAAGGTCAAGTTATTAGAGCTAACAGAATTCAAAACAAAGATGTTTCGATAACATACACAAATAAAGAAGGACAACAATATGTTCTTACATTGTCGTTGACTTTAAATTATAACGTAACAAATTCACAAGCAAGTGAAACAGATGCAAGTATTAAACAGAATGCACCAAAATCTTATTACTCACAAGATAGAATGGTCAATGCGGAAGACTATAATATATTTCCGTTAACACAAAGTACATCAATACAAAAAATAAAAGCCATTAATAAAACTCACATAGGTCATTCTAGATACTTGGACATCAACGATCCAACAGGAACTGTGAAAAGTGTTAATGTATATGGTGAAGACGGTATACTTTACAAAAACCCTGACTTCACATTGAACAGTGAGGAAATCACAGGAACAGTTGTTGATTATACAAGCTATACATATATTATAGAAAATATATTAGAACCTTTGATACAGAAGAATTTATTATCTAATTATTATTACGACACATATAAAAAAGCAGTAGAGTCCGATCATGATGCAAATCAATTTGTTATGCAGTTAGCTAGTACTGAGAAAAATGAATGGGTGACTTATCCTAGTGCAGGTGCAAGTCAATACGGATATCTTGTTATTGCTGGTGCAGTTAACAAATCAATTTCTCAAGCAACTGGCGTACATCTAAGTCCAAAAAATAACAACGAAAAACTTGGTATGATTAGACCAGGAACAGTTTTAGAATTTGTTGACGATTATACTACACCTACAAAAAGTATTTTTACCACTGTGGTAAGTGTAAGAAACAATGGTGCTGTTACTAGCGAAGATACAGCAGGAGCAATACAATTAGATAAACAAATTACAAATGGTTATAAAATTAGAAAAATTTTACCAAACTTTAGAACTTCTTTAACTACTACAGAAAAAGAAAATATTAGATCACAAATGCAAGCCGGTGTTAATTTTGGTATAGGGTATCATTATAGAGACCCATCATTAAAAACTGAAGGCTGGTACATTATTGAAGATGATTATATCAATACTACAAATGATTTTAGTGTACAATACAATGCAAAATTTCCTCCTGGGTATCAAGCATTAAGCAGTGATACTTCTTGGTTGGTATATGCAAAATATATTCCTGCTTCATCATCTGCAAGTTCGGCTAGATATGAATTTACTATTAGAGGATTAGATTACGTTTTTGAAAGCAAAGACGAAGTTAGATTCTTTTATGTTAGTGATTATAAAAACATCGATTCACAAACAGGTAAAGCAGTAAAAGATACTATTGAAATTTTAGATATTAATAAAGATGTTAGATTGTTAACTAATCCAGGTAGCGAAGAAAAATTATCTAATCCTATCACGTTTAGTGTTGCTGACAGCTTTACTGAACAAGATGGTTATGTTGACATTAAAAAAATTAAAGTGTCAAACATAGATAACGACAATGACGGTGCACCAGATAATCCAATTGCACATGATGATTTATTAAGTGATAATCATTATGTATTCTTTGAAAGTTACAACGACTATGATGGTTACACATATTATAGATTAAGTAATGCGGTTACTCAAGTTAGTACAATGGCCGCGGCCGCAAGTGTTAACGGTATAGCTTTTGTTACTGCCGACACAACAGCGTCTAACAACTTCTTCTTTTACAGAGGTAATGGCTCGGGTGTAATTGCTACTCTTAATAAATTAGAAAACGATGTAAGCAGTACAAGTTACACAAAAAGAAAAGGTTACGACACAACAAACAAATCAACATATAAAGCCTATGTTGGAAGATCATTTACGTCTTCAAACAAATTGTACTTCCATTATAAACATAGTGCACCAAGATCACAAAGAATCGATCCATCAGTAAGTAATATTATTGAACTTGTGATACTTGATAAAACTCATTACACAAATGTACAAAACTGGTTTAGTAGTGGTTCTGCAAGATCTCTATTTCCAGCTGAACCTACATCACAGGAAATCAAAAACAGTGTCAATGAATTAGAAAAGTATAAATCAATAAGTGATCAATTAATTTACACATCAGCTAAATTTAAATTATTATTTGGACCAACTGCTGATGAACAAAATCAAGCTATCTTTAGAGTAGTGAAAATACCGAATACAAATTATACTGACAACGAAATTAAAACAGAAATAGTAAATGCAATTAACAGATACTTTGCTATATCAAATTGGGATTTCGGCGATACTTTCTATTACAGTGAACTTGCCGCATTTATACATACTCAGTTATCAAGCAAAATATCAAGTGTGGTAATTGTGCCAAAAGATTCAGAAGCAAAGTTTGGTGACCTGTTTCAGATCAAAGCAGGAAGTAATGAATTATTCTTTAGTACCGCCACAGTAAATCAAGTAGAAATTGTTTCTGGTTTAACAGGAGTTAATTTAAGATCAGTTACTGATAATGCTGTTGGAGGCTACTAATAATGGCTTACGAGTCAAACATTTCATTTTCTAATAGTAATATTAGCGATACATACTCAGCTAATGTTAGTACAACTGAGTCATTCAAGACTTTGTCATTCTTACCTGAAGTTTTTCAATCAGCAAAACTGAAAAACTTTTTTGATGGAACTGTAGAACAACTTTTCAGCACACCGGACTCGGTTAAGACAACTGAATTTATCGGTAGGAAAGATGATGTTTACTTTTCACAAGAGAAAGACAACTACAAAATAGAAAAAACAAAAACTAGACAAGACTACCAGTTAGAACCAGCTCTAGTTATACGAAACCCAGATTCATTGAATAAAACTGACGCTGTATTTTACAGCGAAGCACTAAATCATGTATCAAGTGAAAACGGTAAAACAAATGATCAGAACAGATTGTTTAATCAGAAGTATTACAGTTATGCACCTCCGATTGATTATGATAAATTTATTAACTATGAAAACTATTATTGGTATCCGAGTGCCGACCCGGATCTTCCATCAATTGTTGTTACAGGATCTGTTGAAAAATTTACTGCTAATGCTTCACAGACATCTTTTACTCTATCATACCCGATTACGTCAAGCATTGATGTTGTAATTGTTAACGGAACTGTAACAGCAGATTATGAAACATTAGGATTAAACCTAGACTTTGCAAACTCAGGAATCACAATCAGTGCAAATGATGTAATTGAAGTAACACACAAAGTTTCTCCAACATCAATCATAGGATCAATAAATTACACATCACCGAACAATATTAAATTTAGTTCTGGTATGTTAATTGAGTTTGACAACGACTATCTAACAGAGACAGCATATAAAAATAAAAAATATTATGTTGAAGGAGTTGGTAGAGGTAACGGTATAGAACTAGTCGAAGCTGACGAAGATACATTGTCAACAGAATTATACATTAAACAGAAAAAACAACCATGGGATTATACTGTAACAGTCAGCGGTGTAGATAGAAGTTATTCATGGGATAGTAGAAAATGGGATACTGATCCTGACTTTAGTACACATGATTACTTGACTATCGATCGTTCTGCAAAAGATAAAAATCCATGGTCAAGAACAAACGGTTGGATACACAGAGATAATATCACAAGTTATAGAAACTTACAAGCATTGGTGCAAGTTCAACATCCATGGGATGTATCTACCACAGATGTAAATGGATACGACAGTGGCTATTGGGATTCAACTGACAAGTTACAAGAATCTAGTTTTCAATTAGATTCATCTAGAAAAGCTACCAGACCAATTATCGAATTTAAAGAAAATTTACAGTTGTTCAATTATGGTGCTGTTCATAAACAAACAGTCAACTTGTTATCTACATCTGATACAAAGGCAGACATAGAAGGACAGGCATCGTTTACAATAGACGGCATACCTCTAGAGAATGGTATGTCAATATTATTCTTAAATCCTAATTTCCAAACATCTATGATTTTATGGGATGGTAATGACTTCCCATGGGACCACGACTCAGACGGAGATGGTGCATCTGATAAAGCATGGGATGTTACAGGTGTCGACTTTGACGAATCTAGTTCAGTATGGACTGTTGGCGGCGTCGGTACAAGCATTGCTTTAAATAAAGTCGCTGGATTGACAATCCTAGACAATGACAAGATAACAGTTAAACAAGGTAAAACAAATGCTGGTAAAGAATATTATTGGAATGGATTTGCGTGGACATTGTCACAGGCAAAATCAGATTACAACCAAGCACCGTTGTTTATGTTGTATGACAGTAATGGCGTAGCATTAAATGACTCAGTGAAATATAGTGATTCAACATTCGCTGGTAATAAACTCTTTGGTTACAAAGTAGGCACAGGCACAAACGATACTTCTTTAGGATTTCCATTATCATATGATTCATATACTAGTGTAAGCACCACAGAATTTAAAAACTATCAGCAAGATGAAAGTATAGGACTTGCTTACTACAAAAAAACTTCATATCCAACAACTTTAGAAAAAGTTATTGATCATAAAGTAATTGTACAGCCAGGTATAGAATCTACTGGAAACAAATATTTCATCGATGATGTAGAAACACAAAATTTAGTTCTAATCAGAGGAAACAAATATGTATTTGATCTGTCTGACTCGAGTTTAACCAATAAAGGATATTCAGCAGGTATACATCCGTTTGCTTTAAGCACAACTAGTAATGGTACTCACGCAAGTGGTTCTAGATATTCAACTAAAGTAAAATACTATCATGACAACGTTGAAGTAAATGAAACTACTTTCTATGGCGCCAACTACAATACCGCGACTTCTAGAAAAGTTGAGTTCACACCAGACACTAATACTCCAGACACAATGTACTATTATTGTGTTAACCATTCCAACATGGGTGGCAAATTGTTAGTTGTGAACAACACAGCTTCTACATTAGTTGATGCCATATCAAGTGAATATGAGTCTGAATGGATACAACCTAAAAATAAATCAATACAACCATTAGAACAAAATTTCAATGTCGATGATTATAATAGTGCAAATACTTTTGTACTAGAATCATTGATAGCTGATGATTCAAAAGTAAAATTATATATAAACAATGTTGAGCAAGAACACAATGTTGATTTTAAAATTGAAAAAAATAAAACAGTTAAAATGACTAGTGATGTTGCTAAAGGAAATCATGTTTTCATAACTTGGTTTAGCAATGAAATAAAAGAACTGAAAAAAGCAAGATATCAGATGCCAACAAACTTAACGCACAATGCGTTAAACAGTTCAGTTGTAGAATACAGCTACAGCGATTTATTACCGCACATGAGTTCGGCTGTTTCTAAACAGTTTAACATTACTGGTAAGCCTTTAGGATCTAACACATATAGAGACACTAAGAAAAATAACGAATTTGGTACTAAAATATTACAGCACACAGCACCACTAGTGAAATACATGGCTCATGTCAACAGCGACAACAGAGATGTTGTTAAAGCAACACGAACAGCACAAGATGATTATGTTAGATTTAAAAATAAGTTTTTGCAAAAAATTATACAGCTGGATAAAGAAAAAGATCTAGCAACAACCACAGATGCTAGTCTAGTCGATCAAGCATTACAGTCATTAAACAAAAACAGAAAAGTAAGTGAAAAATGGGCTTATAGTTTGATGCTGAATTACGGTGATAACTCTAAAGTACAAACGATCAATATCACAACAGAAAATAAAACTTGGAGTAACACACAGACACAAAGCCAAGCAGTACAAGATTATCAAGATATATTATCCATGATAGGTGAACCTGGTCTGGACTTGACTAATACATTCAATCCTAGAGATGACAAAGATTTGAAATCAGTTTATGTTTATAAAAATGATAAACTGATGACAATGAATCATGATTACGTTATTGAAAACTCAAGTGGATCACGTTTAGTGTTCACTGGCGAAGTTAAACCAGATGTTGGTGATGTTATTAAAGTTGTTCATTACGATTCAAAACAACCAGCATGGATACCTGCTACGCCAGCCAAGTTAGGTATAACAAAAACATTCTTACCCGGAGAAATTACGGATACAAGTTATTCATCAGGTGCAAAAACATTTATTGAAGGACATGATGGTTCTTTGAATCTTAAATTTAACGATGTACGTGACAGAGCATTGCTAGAACTTGAAAAAAGAATTTACAACGACATTGAAAATAGATTCATGGATCCAGATTATGTTCCACCTGTATCATATCAAACAGTAGTCAGTAACTATTTCAATAAAAAAGATTACAGTTATGATGAATACACGGAAGTACTGACACCACACATTCACAGATGGGCAGTAAACAACAGTGTAGAACTGTTTACAAATGATGGTTATCAAGCAAGTGATTGGAAAACATGGAACTGGAGTGCTCTGCAAGACATAAGCGGAACGAAAGCACCTGGACACTGGAGAGGTGTTTATAAAAAATTCTATGGCACTGATAGGCCAGATACACATCCGTGGGAAATGCTAGGCTACACAGTCAAACCACATTGGTGGGAAAGAAATTATAGCTGGACTCAACCTGCTAAAAGAACCGCTTTGATAAACGATATTGAAAAAGGTATTATCAGAGAAGGTTTACGTAAAAACTTTTTAGATCTAAGCTACACTGATCAAGAAAATCCATACAAGCACGAAGGTTTCAGCAGTTATGTTCCGGTAGATGCATTTGGAAAAGTAACTAATCCGTTTACTATCGGTTTAGTGAGCAGAGAGCCTACAGTTTCTGAAGCACAAACAAATTGGAAGATAGGTGATAACGCACCAGGTGAAAGAGCATATTTTATTAACAGTGCAGGATCATTTGGAGAAATGATAACATTGTCAGTATTAAAGCCGGCTGAGTTCTATGAGAAATGTTTTGATACATTAAACACTAGACAAGCAAGAATAAATTTAAAAAGTTCATATGATTTTAATACAGGTAAAAGACCAACAAACAATGTTTATGTACACAGAGAAAGCATTGGATCAGATGTGTTCAGTGCTAGTGGATACCAACAGTATGTCAGTCAAAGATTAGTTGAAGCTAACAAAGATGTTAAAAACTTTTATGGCGGTATACTAAGAAACGTTAGACCGCAACTTGCACACAAACAAGGTGCATTTATTGACTTTGGTAGTTACAGAGCTCAGACAGAGTCATACTCGCCTAATTCAACAAGAACAAGTGTGTATATTCCAAACAACAATATTTCACATCTACCTCATGCTGGTCCAAGTATACAAAATGCTTCATACAGCGGTGTTGTTGTTGAAAAAACAACAAACGGTTTTACTGTAAGAGGTTATGACATAAGCAGAAGTTATTTCAACACAACAGAAAGTAACAAATCAGGATCTAAAGTAGCAGTGTCGGTAGGTGGCAAAGCAATTGAAGTAGGACCATACTTACCTAATCAAACTTTAGAAAAAGGACAACTAATAAGATACGAAGGTCAGTTTTTTGAAACACTTGTTAATCATGTTACATCTAACACATTCGTAGCTAAGAATTTTAAAACAATAAACAACATTCCAACTGAAGGCGGAGTTAATGCAATCTATTATCAGAGAGCAGTAGCAAACAAAACAATTAAGATTCCATATGGTACAGAATTTAAAACTGCACAAGAAGTTTTTGACTTCTTAATTAATTATGGAAGATATTTAGAAAGCCAGGGCTGGATATTTGATGAAATAAACAATGATGCAAGTCAAACATTAAACTGGTTGTATGCGGCCAAAGAATTTTTATTCTGGAGCGTAGGTGGTTGGAGTGTAGGAAGTATCATTGCTTTATCACCAGCGGCAAACCAAGTTAAGTTTAAACCAAACTTAGGTATTGTTGCTAACATAGAAGATATTGTTGGTAGTACATATTCTATACTCGATAAAACAGGAAGTCCTATTGACCCAGCAACAACTACAGTATTAAGAGAAGGTTCACAGATTTCAGTCACACAAGACAACAGAGAACCAATATACTTTGTGAATCTATATGTAAGAGAAATAGAACACATTACAATTTTTGATAATGAAACTTTGTTTAAAGATACATTATATAATCCAACATTGTCAATAAGACAACCAAGAGTTAAACAAACACTCTTGAGAACAAACGATTGGATGGGTAAACTAGAAGCTAACGGTTACTTGATCGATGGCACAAATGGTATTATCAGTAACTTTGAAACAAGTACTAATGAAATAGAAAATTATTTAGATGTTGACAAACCAGTTAACAATGAAAATTTAAATGCATCAGGACTACACACAATAGGTTATCAAAATAGAACATATTTAGATAACTTAGAAATTGTTGACGACAATCAAACAAAATTCTATCAAGGATTTATTAGACAAAAAGGAACACTGAACAGTATTGATAAAATCACTAGAAGTGAAAAAGTAACACAGAATCAAAATTTTGATACGTATGAATACTATGCATTCAAAGTAGGAGACTTTGGTGGTACAGATGTAAATCAATCTATTGAATTTAAAATTGACAGTACTAAAATAAAATCAAATCCACAACTAATAACTTTCTTACCTGAGAAGAACGATGTTGTAACCACAGATGATTTATTTGATGATGTAATTACAATAGATGTTGATGACAATGAAACATGGGTCAAAAAGCCACGTGGTGATAGAAGCACAAAAGAATTATTTTCAACTAGAAATGAAAAATTTGAAATGCCAACAGCAGGTTACGTTCATGCACTAGATACAACATATCAAATATTTGACAGAGCAAACTTGTTAACACATTATGAAAATAATGTCAGCACAGGTATTTCATTAGGTTCTACTTATTGGATAGCTAAAGATACTAATCTAGACTGGAACGTTTACAGATTATCATCTATAACACAAACACTAGACAGTGTAGTAAGCAATGACACATTAACTGTGACATTAGATGAGTCAGCAGGTAAGTTATTAACTACAGCAAATGCTACAACTGAAATAGTTTTACCAAAAGAAGTTAATGCAAGTAATGTTGCAGTAATATCAACTACACACGGTAGTAAGAAATTAAAATTAAATCTAACAGATACCAGCGTATCTAAAACAATAACATTTGGTGACTTTGGTGGAGCCAATGCAGATATAGTTGCAGACACAATAGCTGATAAAGTTGCAGGCTTTGTGATTACAAACGGCGGTACAGGTTATTCAGTAGGTGATACTGTTTCGGTCAGTGGTAATGGAGGCACAGGTGCTACGGGTACAGTTGCAACTGTTGATGGCAGTGGTGCAATAACTTCAATCACATTGGTAAGTGCAGGTGGAGGCTTCTATGCCGAGCCGGCAGATATATCTATTAAAACAGGTGGTGTTGACTCATCAGGTGTAGGAGCAATTATCAATTTAAAAGGTAACAATCCAACATATCAGATTGATACAACATTAAACAATGCGGCAGTTAATTTCACTGAAGGCGAAACAGTAACAAGTAATTCTGGAATGTCAGCAACTGTTACTAACTCATTTAAAAAAGCAAGTGGCGGGGTAATTGTTTTACACGTACACAATCACAATCAAGCACCAGCAACTACGGATGTGTTCACTGGAGTTTCAAGTGGGGCACAAACAAATGGAACAAACACAGTAACACAACGAAGCACACAGTCATCAGGTGATACAACATTTGGTGGTATATTAACTTACAAAGTAAATGCTGGTGGTTCGGCTTATGTCAATCCGCAATTTACAGTTTCTGGCACAGTTGGTATAGCAAGTGGTGAAACAGAACATAGTGCAGGAAGTATTACTAGTGCTTACTCAACAAATCCAGGTTATGGATATAGAAAAGAATTTACGCCAAATGCTGATATACAAATTACTGTTACAGATACAATAGCTACAAGCGATAATAAGTTTGTTGATATCACAGACCCATTAATTAAATGTGATCAAATAAGCAATGTTGTTGTCAGAATAAATGAAGCATTTGACAACACTGGTGGTACACCAAAACTTGATATAGGTCAAGGTACAAACTATACAAAATTCTCTGCAGGTAATCCAATGGAGATCAACACTGCGGTAGGAACAGATATCACTCTTGATAAAACAGCATTTGGTACAAATGTAACTGATAGATCAAACGTGACAGTTCGAGCTAGATTCAGTGTAACAAAAGGAACAACTGGTAATGCAACCATTACAGTTAATTACAAAAAAGCAACATATGATGTTTTAAAAATGAATGGCACTGGTGAAGTTGCAACAACTATAGATACTACAACACTTGCTGGATCACCACATCCATTATATGTTTACAAAGATGTAAGACTTGCTACAAGAAATAACGGCATAGACCAAGCCAATATCGGTGTTAATTTATCTGCAACAGTTAATGACTTTGTTTCAAATGTTTGTTCTTCAATCAGCTTTACTGACGGTGATCAGATCTGGATTGACAATGGCGGAGATACATATTGGTACAATTTAAAAGCGACAACAAGTGCAAGTGTCAAAACTGCATATGATAACTTGGCATCGAACGCCAATGTAAACTCAAGTATTACTATTGGTAGCAATCACTGGATAATTAATTCAGATGTTGATTACACAGACACTGCTAATTTGTCTCCTACAATATTTGCAGATACTGTAAGAACAAATAAAAATACAAAACAAGTTGATAGTGGTTTATTCAATAAATCAAAATTAGTTGATCTAGGAGATTACAACAGAGAAACAGAATTTAATTTATACGATCCAGCTAAAAGTTTAATTCCGGCTATAGCAGAAAAAGAAATAGTTTATAAAAGATTAGTTGATCCAGCTGTCTACACAAATCACAGTGACACAGCGTCTGTTACTAATTTAGAACCATGGGGTGCAGAACAAGTAGGTAACACATGGTGGAATACTTCTACATTGAAATATTTTGAATATGAAAACTTTGATCTATCATACAAACAAAAATATTGGAGTAAGATATTTCCTGGATCAACAGTTGACATTTATGAATGGACTGAAAGTTCAACGGCGCCGGCTAACTATGTAGGTGATGGAACACCAGTGAACACAACAAATTATTCAGTTATAACAACAACTGACAAACAAAATTTTGAAACTACAAGATATTACTTCTGGACAAAGAATAAAACAGAAACACCAGACGTAAATTGGAGAAGATATTCTACAACTTCATTAGCAAGAATTATCAAGGATCCAACTTCATTTGGATTAAACTGGTATGCACCTGTTGATGAAAACAGCTTAATTATTGCTAACAGCACAAAATCAATTACAGATGATAGTTTGTTTACTTTAAATTACAGAACAATTGACGTTGACAAGCCATCACATAAGCAATGGTTGATGTTAAAACAGAACGATCCACATGAACCTGTTGATAAAAGAATTTGGAATAAATTTACAGACAGTCTAAGTGGACAAGATGCATCAGGACTAGCAGTGCCAGACACAGCAACACTTGGTACTTTGAATAGATATGGTAACAGTATCAGACCTAGACAGACTTGGTTTAAAAATATCAAAGAAGCTAGAAGACAATTTGCATCATCTCTAAACAATATTATATCTAAAATAAACATGGACATAGATTATCCAGAATGGGAAAATGGATTTGTTAACAGTGCAATTTATGATAAAAAAGACTATTATTTGTCTGGCTATACAAATGCTATTGTTATAAACAGAACAGTCGATACATATTCAGATATTGATACAAGTGTGTTATCTGACTTTGAAGTCATTAAAGTTAATTCTGATTACAACAATAAATGGGCAGTATACATTTACGGTGATAGAGATACGATTATCTCAGGACAGGCACCAGTATCAACAGGATCTACTACACAATCTAGCACAGCTACAACCACACCGGGTTCTGGATACAGTTCTTATTCAGTAGAAACACAGAGCTCAGGCAGTGGCGGTTCAGGCAGTGGATCAAGCACGAAAGAACTTGTTAGAATTGCAAACCAAACAAGTACGTTTGAAATTAATTCTAAATTTTACACAAACGATGATGTGGCCACTGACACTAGATTGTTAATGAAAAAATTATATGATTATATTTTTGCAGGTTCTAATCAGGTAAAAAATAACACATTGTTATTTGATATGCTAAACTATATCTTTGCCGAACAAGAAAATATTGACTGGGTAATTAAAACCTCTTACTTTGATGTTGTACAAGATGATTTATCTTTAACGCAACTGGCAAGTTACACACCTGACACATTTAACTTTGTGAAAGAATATATCAACGAAGCTAAACCATATCACAGTAAACTTGTAAATTATCTAAGCAAGAAACAACCAGTACTTGAAGAAGTAAAAGTTGATGCAGATGACAGCTTTAAAATAACACCTAAGATTGTGTTTGACAGAATCAGTCAGAAAATTGAATTACTTGGATCTGGTACTGATGCAGAACAGTTAGCTGAACTGAAAAGAAAAAGAACAGTTTCTGCTATTGAGTTTGATGGCAGACAAGGTGATTTACAGAGTAATGACAATGCAGTTGAAAGAATAGCAAAATATGTTCTATACAAAGAATTAAATGATTTAGATACTAATGATGAAAATGCAGTAAAAGTTTTCATGGCATCGTTAAAGAAAATTATTGCTCCATTCAAAGACATAGACTTAAATGGACTACCTTTTGGCTTTGACAAACTGACTGACAGCGAATTAGTTGAATTCTTAGGATTGGATGTTACAGGATACGACACATCATTAGATTGGGACGTTTCAGCTCAACAAAAATTCTACACAACATTATTCCAAAGTGCAACAGTATGGAAAACAGGTGTTGCATATACACCATCTATAACACTTAATAAGTCATCAGTCATGTCAAGTAATACTATGGTGTCATACACAGATTTATCACACTTCACATCCTGGGACGTGAGTAAAAACTACGAAGTAGGTGCTTATGTTAAACATCAAGGATTGGTTTACAGATGCAATGTCAAACATAACGCAGTTGATGTTTCAAGTTTTGATTTTAGCAAGTGGGATTACATAAAAGATTTAGTTTATGTTGCATTAAAAGATCACACGTCAGGAACGTTTGCAACTGATTATGCAAACGGTAATTGGGAACTAGTGACATCAGTTTTCGATGCCGCTGGATTCTATAGACCAATGCAAACTGACAATCCTGAAGAATATGTTGGTACAAACATGAAAGAAAATTTATCGATAACTGTAACCACAGCAGAATTCACAGCTACAGATATTGCAGACATCGATGGTGATGGCAACGTCACTGAACAATACGGATACGGTGATCAATATACGTTTAGAATATTCTATAACAGCAACGGTTTCATATCGTTCAAAAGATTACCTCTTGTTGCTGAAACAACATTGTCAGCTAATATAGATGACACTGTGACTTATATTGATGTTGCAGATGCTTCAGTATTATATCAACAACTGTCAGTTAAGGACCCAGATGATAATACTGTGACTATAGGCACTATTCCAGCAACAGTCACTGGCACTATCAACGATAATAATCCTGGATACATTTGGATTAATCAGGAAATAATTGAGTTCAGAGAAGTTGACGGAAACAGATTGAAAAAATTAAGAAGAGGTGTGTATGGCACGCCAATTCAGTCACACAAAGCAAATGACAAAGTAAACTCAGCAAACGATCAGCATGATATTCCAAATGCTAAAGATTCAGCTAGATGGAGTGCATTAGATCCTGCAGGTACAACAATGATTGATAAAACTGTACAGGCAACATGGGACGCAGTTGCATGGGATGGAGTAGATACATTATGGGATAAAGCATCACTAGATCCTTCAGAACAAGCTATATTCATTAGAGCAGGTGGAAACAGCAACTTTAACTTGTTTAACTCTACATATTCTGAACCAGGATACAGTGTAAATCAAGCAGGTATAACAACAGGATACTTTAGTGAAGAATAAATATGTACATAATTTAAGGATTAAATATTAATATGGCAATATCGAATATAAAATTAAGAGCATCAACAACAGCAGTAAGTAATCTTAAGGCTAACGTTGACGCAAGTATTAACGTAAAATCTTCTCCATTAACACATGAAGAAGTAGATTTAAACTTTTTAGAATTAGCGGAAGCTGTTAAAAATAAATCTATTTCTCCATTGACAGCAGACTTAGATGCTGGTACGAACACAATTTCAAACGCAGGAAATATTGCCATTGGAACTAGTACAGTGGGAGGAGTTCTCACAGTCAATAGTACGTCACTTACAACATCAGCAATTTTAACTAGAACAGGTTTGACGTCAGACGATATGTTTTCACCGCTGAGAGTCAAATCAAAAAGAGCTTCTGCTACAAACATGGGAGACAATTTTGGATCTTCTATTAGTTTTCAAATTGAAGATGATGGTGCTACAGGTTCATTAGGATATTTAGGATTCAAACGAGTAGGGAATGATTCAACAGGTAAGTTTAGTATTAACACTTACACAGCAGGTACACCAGCAGAGAATTTGACATTAACAGCGGCTGGTGTTTTAACTGTCAGTAGTGTTGTTGCAGATTTAACTGGTTCTGTTACAGGTACAGTTTCAAGCATTGCAAATCACAACACAGGCAATCTAGCAGAAGGATCAAACTTATACTTCACAAATGCAAGAGCAGATGCAAGGATATCAGCATCAAGTATCAATGCATTATCTGATGTTGATACGTCAGGCGCCGCAAATGGCAAGATATTAAAATACAATGGTACTAGTTGGGTTGTTGCAGATGATGTAGACACAAACACTACAGACATAAGTGCAAACACTATTACACAATTGAGCGATGTGACAATCACATCAGCTACTAACGGACAAGTTTTAAAATACAATGG